CGCCGCTGCACGTGATGACTTGTGGCGCTTCGGTCTCTGTCCCCTCAGCGTCAACTTCACTTACTTCCGAATGCTCGTTGGACGTCTCCGCCTCCCTTGACTCTGACCCAGTTTCTGATAGCCTGGAGCATGAACTGTTCGAATGCACTTTGTCCTCCTGATACCACTTCTAGAGTCATCGGGCCGCCACCGCTGTTCGGGCCCATGACTTGTTCCGGCTGCCCAGTCCCGTTATAGGCCATTGTGTACCCAGGCTGTAGCCAGCCGCCATTATCATACGTGCCGGAGTTAACTCCGACTATGCTGCCGCCGCCCGCACGGAACATCTCCTGTATGAGCGCACCATTCTCTGCATCCGCAAAATTCCCTGTGCCAGGATTGAACACATAGTCAAGGTTCGTCGACCCTGACGAGGAACTCGACTTCGGCTTTCCGCCATACATGCTCTCTATCTGGCTCCAACTATCGCCTATGTGCAGGAGATGCCAGAGATGCTTTTCGAACGGGCTCATTGCATTCTTATTGCCAGCCGCATACTCCTTGTAGTGGTTCTTCAGAGTGGCCTCTGATTCAAGGCTCAGCGTCTTGGCCGTCGTCTTTGCGGTCTTTGCCACAGACGTGGCCAGCACCTTGTTCAGGGCGGAAGCGGCCACAGGAGCGATGGCCGCGTAACCGGCGTCGCCGGGATGGACACCATGTACCTGACCCTTGTTGTACACCCAAGATGCCATATGGTCGTAATTCTTGGGGTCGCGCAGTACCGCAGCGAAGTCAGCAACCGCATCGAATGCACCGCTACTTCTTATCCACTGGTTTACGGCTAGGCGCTGCTTCTCTTCGCCCGCCGGGAAGTTGCTGGGCTGTAGCGTAGCACCGACGACCTTCATGTTGTCAGCGTGAGCCTTCTCTAGCATCTGCCTGTAGCCGCTCTCGATAGGGCCAGCCTTAGCACCGGCCGCTATGTCGTCGTTGCCCTCCCAGATGATTGCAGCCTTCATGCCGGCAAGCCATCCGGTGAATCGCTTGTCACCCTGCAAGCCGACGGCCGAGGAAAGTATCTCGTTGCCCGCTAGTCCGGCGTTGATGATGTCATACTTGCCACCGACCAGACCGATAAGGTCAGAGACATAGTCATGACCCTTGGTCGCCCCGTAGCCCTGAGTGGTGGACGCCCCGAACGCCAGAACCTTCTTCTTGGCTGCTTCCACGAGACCGCCCGTAGCATACCAGTTGTACTCCTTCTCATGGGCCGCAGCGCCATACGGGCCGCCGTACCTCTGCGCCATGTAATCCCACATCCACAGAATCTGTGTCCTGGGGTCGCTAGATCCTCCGGCCCACGAAGGCCATGCTGCCTTGGGCATCTTGGTATACGGCAGAGCCTGACCTATGCCATACGCACCAGAGCTCGGGTTGTCAGCGTACTGGTTCCACCCAGACTCACGCATCGCGACGTAATTCCAGGCATTCCAGATCGTAGGATCGCTTGTGTACTGAGGGAATATAGCCCGAGCTAGCGCGGAGTTCGCGGATGGGTTACCGCCACCCCCGGCACCGGTTGGGGAGCCTGGCCCAACGCCTACCCTATTAGCGTTCTGGTATACGGTCTTCCATCCCTCTATGCTCTTCTGCATAAAGTTCTCTGCGGACGTAGCGGCCCAATCGTCGGCCACTCCGGTCATCCAGTTAGTGGCTCCACCGAGGTTTATCGATCCGCCACCTGCATATCTACCGGAGTTAACGGCGTCCATGAATCCTATGCCATACTTATTGACGGCATTGGCCTGCATCATGAATTCGCCATTGCTGGCCCAGATCGGGATCTTATCGGCCTTGGGGCCACCCGGTCCGATGATGGATCCGCCGGCAGCCTTGAAGTCAATCATGTCGCTGATCTTCTGGCCAGCTGCCGTACCACTAGCAGTCAGCACTCCGCTACCGGCCGCCACGATGTCTATGCTTGTCGCAATTGACTTTGGCAGCTTGCCGAGGGAGTCGGTAAGGCCATCTACGTACGATATGGCTTCCTTTGCAGACTCACCTGTGTTCTCTAGATCTGTTATGAGTTGCTTTCTGGTAGATTCATATGCTTTTGTGTCTCCGCCGCCATTTACAACTGCATCCGTGAACTTCTTGAGTTCTCCGGTAGCTCCGGACGACGCGAGCACGTCTGCCTGAAATTGCTGCGTGAGATCGCTCTTCAAGACATTCGCAAGATTGCCGGCATTCAGGGTGGCCTTAGTTACGATGCTGTCAAGACCCTGCATCGATGTACTGTTGTTCTTCACCCATGTATTAAGGTTCTGCAGGCTAACGGTGTTCGGTCCGAGCGCATCGTTGATCAGCGCGACAATTGTTGCTCGAGCCGCCGTGTTGTTCCCGGCATACTGGAGGAGCTGCTTAGATATAGTCGCAGTAGCTGTCGTCAGGTCTGTGGTAGTAGCTTCCTGTTGCTCCAAAGAGTCGATGAGGCTCTGTCCGGAAGTAACCTGAGAATAGAACGACTGGTTCAGGGTTAGGCTAGCCTGGCTGAGACCGCCAATCGCCGCTCCGGCCAGAGAGACCTTCGACGTAACCCCATCAAGACTGTGAGTAGCGGTACCGGCAGCCTTTGCCGCAGCAGTGAAGTTACTTGCTATAGTTGCCTGTCCCAGGCCAAAAGTGTCAAATGCGTTCTCGCTCGAAGTCACGATCTGGATCAGATTGTCCTGAGCCTGCGTGATAGACTGAATCGAGTGTAGCATGTCGCCCAGATACTGCTCCGGTCCAGACAGAGCATTGAGCGCTGCTGCAAACCGCCCCGTGCCATCGCTAACCGCGCGTATCGCCTGATTGTACCCTTCAGCCTCGATGACTGCTTCAGCCAGAGACTGCTTGTTTTTCGTTAGCATCTGGGCGCTAGTGACGCCAGCCCCGGTAAGGTCAACCAGAGCCGCCTTGGTGCCGCCTAGGACCTGTGCCGCATATGCCATATTGGAGTTGTACGTTGCGAGGTCCTGCCGGGCAACAACTACGGTAGCCTTGTAGTTGGCCAGGGACTGCGTTGCATTGTCAAATGCCTGCGCCTGTGCTGCAGTCTTCGTGATGCTCGTGTTATAGTACTGCGTCTCTCCGAGTACGGTATACCAGTTTAGCGTCGCCTTCTGGACATCTACGATAGAAGTCGCTAGCGTATTCTTGATTGTATCCCCGAGATTCTGAATCGGGGTGCTCGTTATCTTGTTCTGCACCGCTGAGGCGAATGCGTTCATGGCATCGCCAGCATTGATCAGGTCATATACTAGGACGCCGACGCCAGCTGCTGCTATTCCGATCCATCCCCATGGCAAAGCAGCCGCACCCTCGGCAGCATCTGTGAATCCAACAACTGCCGCGTCAGCTCCGGATATGCCAATTGCACTAAGTCCGTCAGCTAGCTTGTATGCACCGGCAGCAGCCGTAGTTAGGATGCCAGACGCTAGCTTAGCGAATCCAGTTCCAAGGATGCCGATGTACAGGATCGCACCGTGCATCGCGAGGCCTACGGCACCTATGGCCTGCACAATATTGTTTGAAGTTAGAGACTCTACAAATTGTGTGGTGTCGTCTGCAGCCTGTAGGATGATCTCTGCATACCCTGGCATGATCTTCAGGAAGTTGCCGAGGATGCCGCCGATATTCCCTATCAGGGTTCCCCAGCCCGTTATGTCGGATGCAGAGTTCTTCATGAACACGCCAAAACCGTCACCATTGTTCATGGCGTATGTAAATCTGGCGCCAAGATCGTCCAGTGCCTTGCCAGCCTGCAATGCAACATTCTGCAGAAGCCCGGAGTTCTTGGCGACTACCTGGAGACCCTCTCCAAGAAGTACGTACACTTCAGGCTGAGCGGCTTCATTCATCTTGCCAAATGCACCGGTAAGCGGATACATAGACCCGCTAAGTTCATCATTGACCTTGTCAAGAGCCTGGAAGTGCGTGTATACCTCGTCAGCAGTATCAACTCCTGCTGCCGCGAACGCGCCTAGACCGACAATAGCCGGGATCAGAGTTGCGGACACCTCAATGATGGCGTCTGTAAGAATGTGCAAACCACTTGCAGTTGCAATTATGGACGGCACGCCTATCTGCGTTAGCGCGCCTCCGAAAAGCTCAAGGTGTCCTGTCAGAATGCCCCAGTATCCGCCGGTCGACTTCCACATGGGAAGGCCCAGGGACACATTGTCATTCAGCTTGCCCATCTTCACGCCAACAGCAACTAGTGCCGAGCCGAGCCCGGACAACGCGACGTTCGTTAGCATGGCAGACTCACTACCGAAGTGGGTCATTGCCGGAATAAGCTGGTCTATGACATAGTTCCCGAACACATTGACATGGGGAGCCATATTGAAGAATGCATCGCCAAGCCCTCCGGCGTACTTTTCTCCTTGCTGCAGGGAGTCGGCCATATCTAGTATGGCCTTTGTCGTAGATGGGAGGTCGTTCTTGACGCCTTCTGTGGTAGCTGCAGCATCCCCTACATAAGTGCCAAATTTGCTGACAGATTCTGCAGATTCGTTAACTGCCTTTGCAAGGGCAGCAGTGTCGTCAGTGACGTCTCCGATCGCACCGCCCAGCTCTACCTCAGCTTTTGCGACATCCTCGGCTGCAATGCTTAGGTTTGTTAGGATGCCGGCATTCCTGAATATGGAAGATGCCATTATCTTAGAGTCAAACACGACGCTTTTTATGGCCGTATCAACCTGGGATATATCATCCTTTAGCGCGCCAAGGGATGACTCGGCAGCACCTGATCCTATGGAAGCAAGGTCCAGGACAACAGGAAGATTTATTGCCTGCTCTATTGCGCCAAGGTTCAGGGGGACAAGATCAACGGGTATGTCCAGTACAGCACGTAGTTCAGCAAGATTCTGAGGCACAAAAGTAACAGGCAGATCAACGGTTTCGCCGAGCTTTGGCACCTTCCCAAGATCGAAATTGACGGGCATGTCAATAACCATCTGTTCAAGGGCGCTTATGTTGTGCGGCACCAGGTCGACGGGTAGATCGACTGTCTCTCCGAATTTCGGAATATTACTGGTGTCGAATTTTATCGGTACCGTAAATTCTTCCTGCAGCTTCGGTATCTGTCCGACATCATAATTAACGGGGATGTCATAACTTATGTTGCCGAGTTTCTGCAGTTGGTCCATCAACTGGCCGGAGTTAAGGTTGAAGTCAAGAACGTCTGATATACCGGCCTGCTGAATCAAACGCTTAAGCAGCTGGAGCTGCGTCATGATCTTACCCGGCTGAACGTCGATGTCAGCCAGGTCAGCGATACCCATTGACTGCAGCTTGGACCGAAGAGCCGAGAGTGCGACGCCTAGCTTACTGACATCCACATTGCCGAAGCTCATGCCCGACATAGCAGCCTTCAGGGTCTCAATCTCCCCCAGGGCGTCACCAATGCCGAATTTGATCTCTCCGCCATTGGCAACGCCCTGTACAGCAGCGTCAAGTGCTGCGATATTCGTCAGGGCATTGCCCACCCCGAAACTGATCTGTCTATCGCCAGCTGCAGCATCGTCAGCCGCTGCCTTTACTTCTGCCAATTTGCCCAGGATATCACCGATCCCGAAACTGATGTTCCGGTTAACTGCTGCATCATCTGCAGCCTTCTTGACGGCAGCGAGACGACCCATGACACCAGCGAACGCGGAGTTCGTCATGTCGTTTGCAGTTATGCGGATATTGACTTCGTTCGGCATTGCGAAGTCATTCCTTCCTGGAGCCCATCTGGACTATCTTGAGCATTCTGATGAAGTCTGCTGGCTGATCTAGTATGCCTCCTGCCCTAGGTAGGGAGTTGAAACGCTGGCACATTCCAACGATCAGCTCGGCCCGCCCCAGTTCGGGAGGCTTTCCGATGAATTCCCCAGTCCGAGTTGTTCTTCCGCCGAAATCTTGCCAGAATCTGAGCTCTTCGGCGAGTTCGTAGGGACATCGACCATCGCCCTCTGCCAAGCAGAGATGATCATGCTTCCGTGAGGATTCTCGAGTAGACGGAAGCCTTCCTGGGTGGCCGGAACTGGAGTTCCCGTCGGGATCTCCAGGTTCCAGCTAACGAGGTGGCTGAGCATGAGTTCTGCTACGCGCTCGTTCGAATCGGCGGTTTCCCTCAGGTTGGTTCTGGTCTCACCGCTCATGCGCAGCATGTCATTCCACTCCCCGATCGTGCAAGGAGACGCTTTTACCACCAGTCCATGCAACGGCGTCCCCTCCTCGAACTCGAGAGTGTACACTGTTGGTTCCGGTGTAAATCCCACCGCAGCCTCCGTTGCTATTACATAGGTTATCGATAGAAGTAGCTGGAGTAGAAGGAACAGGTCTTGCATAGGCGGCTACGCCCAGGTTGGGACCGTGCCATCCGCGAGCTGCCCCGGAACCTGCCAGGTAAGCTCACCGGTATTGTCACGCGTGATCTGGTAGTCGGTGAGCATGCAGTTGTTCTGCATGACCGGCGTATCGCCGCCGATCGGGTAGATGCTCACCGTCCGATACGTGCTGTTCGTGGTAATGGTCGAGAACACCGCGTGACTCATGTCGGACGCAGTGTTGAACACGCCGTTCAGGGTGACGGTGAAGTCGGCGAGCAAGAGCAGGGTCTCGTTCGCAAACTTGTCGACGCCCGTGATGTCCTGGGTGTTACGCGGATTGGTGAACGACCAGTTGGTGACGTCGTTCGTGATCGTCTGCGGAGTGTTGGAGCTGTCCCCGACGACGATAATGCCGCCAAGGCCGCTAGTCTTTGCCATGTTGGGCTATCCCCTCTTGATCGCTGCTGCAATTGAATTCTGGTGATTGGCGAATTCATCCACCCAATCCTCGACCCTCCTGTGACGGAAAGCCGGGGTACCGCGCGGATTGCCACGCCAGTCACCTTCTGCCACCAGGTAAAATGGTGGACGTCCGATGGGGACACGATGATCGCCCCTACGGAAGCACGGATTGCCTGGGCCGTACAGGAACTTGAACAGCGTTTGGTCGACACGCTGCATGCTGTACTTACGGTCGGTATCGTGCGTGAGATAGTAAAACTGCTTCTGTCCGAGTTCAGTTCCCGTGTCCACTGTTATAACGAACCCGTTTACGATCCCTTCGCACTCGTACTCCTGGCATGTAGCTCTGCGCCAGTGCGAGCTTAGGGGAGCGGTCATCGAGTATGTCTTAACACGCTCCGGCGGAAGGCTAGACTCGAAACGGTTGTGCGCCTTGTTCCATCTTGTCATCAGAACCTCGTGCCCGCTACCTGGTTCCGGTTGAACATCACTGCGAATTGGGCATACGTGAACGTCCCGGTTGTGATAACCCTGACGTAACGATCCACTGCAGCCGTATTCGACAGCGCCTCCCGGAACGATCCTATGTTGGTCTTGCTCCCGAAATCAATGAGCGTAGCCCAGGTTGAGTGGTCCGGGGAGTGCTGAACGACTACATCGACACTAGTTCCTATGATTGCCACGAGCTGCAAATATGCCTGTGCACCAAAGGAAGAGGCCGCACCGCTGTCGATGTAAGTGCCGTTCGTGTCGGCGACATCGGCTCTTAGGCCAGGCGTAAGCTGGATGCCCCACTCAAGGCCGTATCCATCCGCGTCAACTTCTACCTGTAGCGTCAGGTTTCCGGTGTTATCGCGTGTGGGGTCATAGTTGAGCTGAACACCGAGACATGATGCTGCTGCATTGCCAAGCGCCGTACCGCGCAGGTATGTGGCGATAGTGTCGGTCCGTGGCAGGGTGGAAAGCGCGTTATGCTCGGCATTGACTCCTAGCCATACCCAGGTCGGCGTCCCGGTGTAAGTGAGAATTACGGTGCCAAGGGGAGGGATCAGGTATGTTCCGTCTCCAGATCCAACGTTAACCCCGTTGACATTCACCTCCGTTACTGTGCCACCGGAGATAGTGGCGAACACATACCAGGGGAATGTGCTCACCAGAGGGACGGTCGTGTCCGGAAGATCAGGCGCAGTTGTCGTACCGGTGTTGTCGAAATATGTCGTGAACTGCATCGTTCCGGATCGCAGACCGAATAGCCTGTCCTCTGCGAACTCGTTGATTGTCGTTGCCTCAAGCGGCGCTACCGGTCCACTGATCTTGTCAAGAGAGGCGACATCACCGGATAGATCAAAGCCACCGATGCAGAAGTTGTCTCCGAGTCCACTAGCTTTGGCCATCGTGCATTACCCCCTTCAGGATACGGATACGGATTGCGCCCACATGTCGTTAACTATCACAGGAATGTTGATGGTCATAATTCTGAACATCTTCCTGTCTATCTCTACATACCCCGCCGTTGCGGAGATTGATGTTCCGTACATCCCCAGAAGGTCTAGAGCTCTCACCCCAGAGTCTCCGCCGAAGTCAAAATTGCCGCTTAGCTCACCGATGGTATCTGTGGTTGCAGACATGACCTGAGGATCAATCATGTCATAAGGCTGAGATGTGAATGGCATGTATATACGACAGGCAAACAATACGACACCTGACGTCGACGCGAGGCCGGATGCTTCCGGCACTGGCTTGATCGACTGACACCACACAGAGCACGTTATGCCCGTTCCAGGAGCGCTCTTCGGCTCGTGTAGGTTGACAGAGTCGAATATCGCAAGTCCGAGTTCGAAACTCGTTATCTTGTCTATTATGTCATTTATCGCATCTGCGTCGAAATTTGCCATCAGTAGTTATTTATCTCTCGAATGTAATATTGTATCTCTTCCTCGGCAACTTCCTCGGCCATGTCATCCAGGGCGTCGGCGATTTTCCTGAATGTGTGATACCCAGAGAATCTTGGTGACAGACCACGCCTAACCCGACCGGGCCAGAAGAAGTTGTTGCCTATAGCCTCGCCCTCGATCCATGGCCCGTACACCCCCTCGTCCTGGACGATCAGGGCATAATCTGCAACGGATATATCGTGGATCGTTGTGACAAGGTGCCCGGCACCTGGAGGCACGCGGTTACGGAACGGGTCTCCGCCATTGGCCCCGAGGTACATGTACTGTGTGGGCAGGTAGGCGCGGATCATGGCGACGCCCTTATCGGCCAGCACACCCTCAAGATGATGCGCATATCGGTCCAGTATGGGCTCGACCATGTCGTCCGCAATTGCTCCGTGCAGAGACACATCGAACTTTATGCGTATGTTCCCCATTACGATGCATCCCCTTCTGTGCCAGAGTGCAATTCGATATGTCTCTTTATCCGGCTCTCACTAGCACGCTGATTTACGGCAGACATAGCAGACGTGAACAAGCTGAACGATGCGACGAACAAGGGAACGACCGTCAGGAATTCCGCAGACTGTATGGCATATCCAGGCTTGTTCACTGGCTGTACGTCACCGCCATCAGTGACAGCATTCGCCAATGCACAGTACACGCCATGCCACCACGGCAGACCAGGTGTAACCGCAGAGTACGCGAGGCCGAGGATAACGGCTGTGATGAGGGATCCGGCTATCGTGACAAGTGCTATGTGATGATGCTTCACGATTTGCCTCCCACTCGTTCTAGATGCTCTGCGTGCAACCTGTGTATGAGTTCTCGGTGCGGCTTCTGCCCTTTAAGATCAGGGTGGTGATGGCGACACAACTTGAACATTCCACCGGCAGCTTCATACTTCCCGCGCCGGAGGCATCGCCAGGAATCGTGGCATGTCTGATTGAGGTACCACGTCACGCAGAACACCGTAGCCCCGACCAGGAATGATCCAGCGATTCCTGACCAGAAGTTGTACCACCCCCAGTGCCCGTACGGAAGGCCATAGTCCACCCCCATAAGGTGAACGATGCAGTGCCAGATGATTATCATATCACCCGGCTCCGGGCCTTGCGGACATAAATGCTGTCCGTGAGCTGAGCAACAAGGCCTGGCAGACCAATGCCAGGAGCCGACTCTCGCTGCGACCCCTCAAGCCTTGGGTTGCTGCCATACCAGCTAGCGGCCATCTGAACCGCGTACGCGGCGGGCTCATTCGCGACGCCGGTCAGAGCGGTGGCTATCGCGACGTCCTTTACCAATCCTGGCACAGTACTGATATATGCATTAGTGTCGCTAGTGTGTGACGTTGCCGTGGTCCCAAGAGCGCCCCGTTGAACGGTCAGCAGCCTATTGGCCCAAAGATCAGATCCGCTATGTGTAGCAAGAGCTGATCCGCTCCATGCCCTCTTGACGATCAGATTATTGCCCATTACTGTCTGGACAAGCATCAGCTCGGAGTCATAGAGAATAATCTCGTCTGGGCTGAATTGTGTTCCGTCTGCAACAACCATAGTGTTGTCGGCAGCAGACTTGGACGTACATCCTGATATCGGAGTTATGCCCGTAGACACATACTGCGAGTCAGTAACGAGCATCCGCTCGGCATCAACAATCAGGACGTCGCCGGTACCTGCTCCGGCTAGCGGGCCTGCAGACATCTGTACAGTCGTCACAACATCATCGGCTATCGCGGCAGCGATCATGCCTACTGGAGTGGTCTTCGTCCAGTATCCGAAAGTTCCGGTTATAGCTATGTCAAGCTGAGGAGTATCATTACTTCCAAAGGCAGAGT